TCTCTTGTGATCGCAGGTCTTCCAGCCACGTTCACGGCAACGCTCAGCCAGAACGCGGGCGACGGTGCCACGGCGAGCCTCGTAGCCGCCCGCCTTGAACTTGGCACGCACGGCAAGCAGTTCGGCCTGGGCATCGGGCGGGATGCCGTCCCACCAAGTCTTCGGGACGCAAGCCTTCAGCGATTCGGCAACGTCATCTGTCAGGCTTGGCGTCTTTGCCTTTGGCACGGCGGCCTCCTTTTGTTTTGGGCTTCGCCGCACGCCGCAGGACCATGTTGCCGTCGTCGTCGAGGATGCCGAGGCCCGAAGGCTCGTCGTCCTCGAAGTCGAGCTCAGCCAACTTCGGCGTTTTGGCCTTTGGCGTTGCTGGCTTCCTTGGCACGGCTGGCCTCCGCTTTGCGGGCGTTGCTGATCGCACGGCGAACCAGCACCCTACCGGCCATGTCAACGAACGGCAGGCCTCGCTTCTCGGCCTCCTCGCGCAGCCAGCCCACGATCTCGTCGAGGTGGGCCTCGCACCAGCCGGGCTCCTTGGCCTCCTCCTCGTCCATCCTGCGGGCGCGGGCGTTGCACGAGCAGCTTGGCGTGGCCGTGATGCCTACCTTCTTGAGGAGTTTCTTCAACTCTGTGCCGGGGCCGTGCGTCGGGGCTGGGGGCGGCGGCACATCAGACTTCAATTCAGCCGCCAACTGCTGAAGACAGCTTTCGCAGACAGCCTTCGGATCGGCAAGCGGCGCACCGCAAGCAAGGCAGCGGCAGCCGCGATTGTCGCAAGTCGAAAGAAGTACTCGCATGCCATCAGCCAACGAAAAAACTGATTGATATTTGCATCGAATCGCCTGGATTGCCCATTGTCGCAACAAAAGACAGCGGCAGCGGTAGGCACACGCCATTTACCAACTGACCGCCGACGAATGGAGAAAATCCGACATTGAAGTTAACGCCGCCTTCTCCGCAAATGTAGCTCAAAACTTGCCCATAAACGCGAAACGTGCCGCCTGAAAAACACTGCAACGAAACGCTGTTGTCCCATCCGTTTCCTCCCACAAAAGCGTCGTACATTCTCGGGCCGCCTTCATAAGTCATTGCAGCCGTCCCGTTGAATTGCTGGCAGTTTTCGCCCCCTCCGGTTGTGAGCACTGAAAGTTGCACATTGAGCGACTTACCTACAGGCAATGCCATTGGAATGAGGCAGTTGCAGGGCGGCGCATTGCAACAACACGCCTGCCCTGTGCCCAGCTTGCCGCCTTGCACAACGAGCTTCCCGTCTTGTGATATAAGTTCGCTCACGGTGATGCCGTTGCGGTGCCGCAGGTGGAGATGGACACAGAGAAAACAGCCGTGCTGGAGGTTGCCAGCGCCACCACGGGCAGCGTCTTGAACTCCAGCGATGCGGTAGTGATCGTGGCCGCCGTCGCCGCATTGGCCGCGTAGAGTTGCGGCACCAGCAGATACCACGCCGTGCCTTCCTTGGCGATTGCGCAGTCACGCTGTGGGCCTTCAGGGATCGGCCAGAAAAGATTACTGGCACTCACCGTGTTCGGCGTCGTCGTCTGGTTCTTGAAAGTCACCGTCTTCGACGTGCTGATCGCCCACGCCCCGGTGAAGGTGGCCGTGCGGAAGGTCTTGCGGCTTGCGCCCTGCTGGATCGCATCGAACGACAAGGCCCGCCCGCGCGTCGGAGTCAGTTCAGCGGCGCGCACCACATTGGCGATCCGCTCGGCGGATTCGCTGGTGAACTGCACGGCGTCGCGGTCGCTCGGCGTCATGTTGGCGGCGTCCCGAAGACCGTTGCGAAACTAGCCTCGGGATTCACGCGACGATTCAATACCGTCGCGTTCCCCGTCATGTTCAGGCCACCGCTGCCGTTCAGTCCCACGGGATTCGGCGACGGCACCCACTCGGAGTTTTGGAAATCGAACACCATCGCCCTCCGCTTCTGCCCGCCGTCGATGAAGTTGTAGCCCACGTCTGGCAGCAGCATATTGTGGCCGCTCTGGCGGTAGGCCAGAGTGGCCGTTGCCTTCCAATACTTCACGACACTGCCGCCGAATTCTTCGTACTCGTAGGTCGTATCGATGCCCGCCACGCGGATCGTGTGGGCGGCGCAGCCGAAGTAGCTGGCGTCGTTCACGCTGTTGTTCGCGGCGTACCAGCCAGACGGGAACGCGGCGAAGTTCTGCGTGACCTTCATCAGCACCACGCTCTCGGTGGTCATCAAGCCGGGATAGAAGTCGAAGGCCGAGTTCGTCAGCGGGTAGGTCGTGCCGTTGCCGCTGCCGTCGAAATAACGCAGGGCCGGGAACTCGCCGCTACTGCCCTCAAAACTCCACACGGTGGGGCGCGAGGTCGGCGTCAGGAAATCCTCGTCGCGCACGATGCCGTATTCCAGCACCACCTCGACGTGATAGGGCGAACCCTCGAATCCTTCGTTGATCCAAAGCTTCCGCAGCTTCCACGCCGCAAGCCGTGGGTGCGGCGCACCGAAAATCGCAGAGGACGCGATCACCCCCTCGGTCGTGTTAAAGACGGCGGCCAGGATTTCCAGTTCCGTTGTCGGGGCGTTTTGCAGCGTACCGTCGGCGAGAACGCAGACGAGCCGACGCTTGACGATGGCGGGCCTGCCCACCTCACGCTCGAACGTCTGCGCCAGTTCTTTGATCGATACAACGCTCATGCGTTACCCCATTCTCGCCGCGCCGACGATTGCCACCGGCTGGTTGAAGTAGTTGGCCGAGGCCCCCGTGATGCCTTGTGCGATGGCGTTCAGGAGCCGCGTCTGCTGGCGGGCCTCAATCAGTGCCGGGTCTTGGGCCTGGGCGGCAACGTCCTGCACGAGCGCTTGCCCCTCGGCGGTGCGAATGTCAGCGACGTTTACGCTGGCGTTCGTGGGTCGCAGCATCTCCAGACGGCGGGCCTGCTCCTCGGCGACACGGGCACCTTGGGCTAAGGCGTTGTTGGCCCCGGCGTAGGCGTCTTGGAAGCCCTTCAGGAATGCTTCATTCTGGCGGCCGACGAGCGATTGAAACTGCTGGGCGGCTGAGTCAGCACGGGTAAACTGTTGCAGCTGCCGCTCGTTCGCGGCGTCGCGGCCCTGGGCGATGGCGTTCTCGGCCCGCTTGGCCTTCTCCAGCGTGCGAATCCGCTCGGCCCCGGCGCGGGCCTCTCGGATGCGGCCCTTGTCGCGGTCGGCCTCGTTCTTGCGCCGCTCCTCTTCGAGCTTGGCGTCGATGGCGGCGACGTTCTGAGCGGCCTGCTTCTTCCGCTCCTCAAGTTGGGCGGCTGCTTCCATCTCGGCCTGCTGCCGGTCGCCGAGCGTGGTCCGCAGGAAGTCCTCGACCCGCTGGGCGGCCGCCTGCCGCTCGTTCGCCACCACCTGCTCTTGCTGGATCCGCTGCTGAAAGAACTCCTGCTGGCGGGCAATCTCCGCATCAAAGGCTTCCTTCGTTAGCAGGCCGTCTTTGGCGAGATCCTGGGCGGCGGCCACGCCTGCGGCGAGATCCTGCGCCGCCTTGCTGCCGACTTGGCCAAACTCCCCGGCCTTCTTAATCGCCTGCTGCACGGCGTTGTCGGCACCGTCGAACGCCTGCTGGAAGCCCTGGCCGAAGCCCTGTTCGAGGGCCTGCTGCTGCTCCTTGAGGTTGTCGCGGAGTTCTGTGAGCCGCCCGAGGCGGGCCTGGGCGTCGGCGTCGGTCGATTGCCGCACCACCTCAATCTTCCGCTCGACGGCGGCGAGGTCGTCTTCGAGCTTGCTAGAGGCGTCGCTGGTCTTGAGCAGGCTTTCGATCCGCTTGTCGTCGGCCGTGGCTTGCTGCGCGGCGGCGTCGGCTGCCTCTTGCCGTAGCGTCAGTTCCTTGGTGAGTTCGGCGTTCACGTTCTTCATGAAGCCGTCCATGATCTTGATCTGGTCGGCCGTCAGTCCGCCCTCGGCCGCCATCCGCTGGAAGGTGTCGAGCGTCTCCACGGACTGCCGCAGGAACTCCGAGCCGCCATCGGTGGCCGTTGTCAGGAACTGCTTCAGCCGCTCCTCGGTGGTATCAAGGTTCGTGGCCACCTTGATCTCGGGTGCCTGGCTCGCCTCCACCGTGGCGCGGAACCCACGGACGTAGGCCGTCGCCGCCCCTTCGCCTCGGGCCGTCGCGGCGGTGTCGCCCTCGCCAAGCCCCACGGCGTTGAGCCCGGCCTGAAAGGAGTTGGCCCCGGCTTCGAGGAACTCCTGCTGGTTCTTGGCAATCCGGGTCGTGGCGGCATCAGCCAGCTTTGCGCCGTAGTTTGCCAAGTCTTCGCCAACCCATTTGCCTAACGCTTCGAGGGTCCTTGCGAAACCAAGCGTCCATCCGTCAAGCGCAATCTGAAACAGGTTGAATATCTGCCGCAGTGACTCGGTGACCGCAGTAAAGACATTGCCCACAAACTCAAAAGTGCCGCTGGCGTATTCCAGCGTTTTCATCAGGCCGCCGAAGTCGCCCACAAAACGATCGAAGATGCCAGCGAAATATTCGGCACCTTGCAGAAGAACTTCCGTAATGCGGTTCGCGATCCCCGTGCCGCCTTCGCCCTGAGCCCCGCTCCACTCTTCCACGAATCGCAGAAACTGGTTCGTCACGTCCGTGACGGCTGGGGCGAGGTTGCCGACTACCTGCCCGATGATGCCGTTGATGGTGGCACTCACCAGGTCGAAGGCGTCGTTCATGTCGGCCACGTTGTTGATCTGCGTTTCGCTGACGATGATGCCCAGCCGCTCGGCACGCTCCCGCAGTTCGTCGATGCTGGCAGCCCCTTCGCGGAACAGCGGAGCCAGGGCCGCCCCCTGCTTGCCGAACACCTGCACCGCCACTGCCGCCCGCTCGGCCACCGTTGGCAACTGGGCAATGGCATCCCCGATCACGGAGAACTGCTGCTCAGGGGCCAGCATCCGCAACTCGGCCACGCTCAGGTTGATGCCACGGAGCGCCTTGTCCATCGCATCGCCAGGCGTCGCCTTGCCGATGTTCACGGCCAGCTTTTGCACCGCCACGCCGAAGGCTTCCGTGTCAACGCCCGCCATCTTCGCGGCGAGGGCATAGCCTTGGAGCGATTCCACGCCGATGCCCGTGCGGGCCGAGAGATCATTCAGCGAGTCGAGCGAGGAGCTGACGTTGCCCGCCATCGCCAGCACGTTCTGGGCCGCGCTCGTAAACGCACTGCCGAGAGCCTGGAACGTATCCACGAGCACGCGCCCGATCTCAATCGTGCTCAGGGTGCTCACGCCCTTGTTGAGCTTGTCGAGCTGCTGGGTGGTCTTATCGGCCTCGCCGGTGAACCGTTGCAGGCTCTTCTGGTTCTGCTCGACGATCTTCTGGAGCAGTTGCAGTGCCTTGTCGGCGTCGGACAGCCCCTTGGTCATGCCAGAGGCGTTCGCCGTCATCTGCATGCCAACGCCGATTACTGTCGCCATTGCTCACCCGCTGTTGAAAATCTGCTGCAACTGCTTGATCTGATCCACCATCTGCTGCTGATGCTGCGGTGGCTTTTCGATTGGCACGAAGTCTTCCGCACGCGGTGCCTTGCCCTTGGCCGAATACGGGGCGAGCACCGCGCTCGCCAGTAATCCCGTCTCCCGCCACGAATCCGGCAACGCCTCGAAGTACCTCGTGTAAGCCAACCACTCCGCGAACTCGACGGCCGACATGCGCCGCTCGAGCTCGCCCACCGTCATCTTCAAATGCCCCGCCAAACGAAACAGAAACCTGCGCGTCGGGCGGATGCTTAGTTTTTTGCCAGTTCCTCTACATCTTTGTCCGTGATCGCGTTGTGGGCGGCGGCCTTGTCGAACAACCGACTCACCACCTTCGCGCTCTTCGCCGCCAACTTCTCCACCTGCTCATCGTTGAACAGCCGCTGGCCCGCCTGGTCGCACAGGCAGCGGGCCAAGAACTTGGCGCGAAAGTTGTCCACGCCGACTTCCTTCTTCCCTACCCATTCCTTCTGGTAGGCGTCGAGCTCGCCCACGGTCATCACGCGGATATAGACCTCGCCGCCCCACTCCTTAACGTTCACTTTGAGAAGGCCAAGGTCGTCCGCTGCCAAGATCTGTTCTGCGGTCAGTGCCATGCGTGCGTCCTCATTCAGTCGTGATTTTGAACGTCACCGCATACCGTGCGATGTCGTTTACTCGGCCCGAGAGTTGCACCCGCTCGCAGATCGCTTTTGTGGAGAAGGTCAGCCCGCCGCCAGAGATGGCGAGCGTGGCCTTCTTGCCGTACTGGGCCAGCGAGACGTTGGCAGCGCTCAGGCACGAGATATCTATAGTGCCAACGTCAAATGCCCAGGTGCTCGCCCGCGCGAGCGGCAGACTGCCGCCCGCGTTGACCTTGATCTCCACGACCTCGCCGAAGTTCGTGGAGTCCCACGAAGCCGTAACGCCCGCGCACTCGCTAGCCATGACGGGCCTCCGTCAGGCTTAGTAGCGGCCGACCTTAAAGGTGACTTGGCCTCGAACGGCGTCGTTTGTGGCAAACGTCAGCGTAGACGAAACCACAGTGGCAGCCGTGCTGATCGCTGCCACACTGCCGACAGTCAGGGCGAGCGTGCCCGTGCTGGCGTCCTTGATGATGTTCGTGCCGAGGTAGTCCACCACCACCTCGCGGCCGGTGTCGGTCGCCGAGCCCTGGAGAGGGCGCTGGATGGTGCGGACGCTGTTGCCGGTGGTCAGGCCGAGATGCGACACGTCAATGGTGTCATCGGCGGCCGGGTCCGTGTTGCTCACGACGATGTTCGTGACGGTGAACGCGGTGCCACCGAACGAGAACGTGGTGCCCGATCCATCATGCGGCGTTGCTGACATCTGCTAAGTCTCCTGCCAGAGGACGTTAAAGGTCTGAGTTACTTGGTACACCGGCGGAAGGTCGCCGCCTGCCAGCTGCACGAAATCGTCGGATTCCTGCTCCAGCGACACATGCTTCACTTCTGTATTGTTCAGAGTGCCCCCGTAGCCATCCAGAACCAGACGCACGCGGTCAGCCAGTTCCCGCACGTCCTCGTAGGTGGTGGCGAAAGACTGCATTTCCACGCTCACGTTTGGCACGCCCATCGGCCCGGCCAGCGTGTGCTCCCGGCTGATGCCCGAGCGCCGCCAGATAACGAACGGCAAGGCCGCTGTCTTCGGGGCCAAGAGCGGGAAGACGCGGCTGCCCACGATGGACGACGTGACGGTGTTCGTCACGAGCACGCTGCGGAGAACGGCTTCGGGGGATTTCATGGGGTGGCCTCTCTAGCCGAAGAGCCGGTCGAGGATCTTCTTTTCCCGGTACGAGTTGTAGGTGGTCTGAAGCCCGCGCTTCGTGCGGCCTTCGAGCTCGGCCCAGGCCTTCTCGATGCGGGCGCCGAGCTGCAGGCGAAGCTCGGCCTCCATCGCTGGCTTTGCCCGGTTGAAGGCCGTCTTCACCGGGGGCACGCCCGTGCGGCCACCGATGGGCATCTTGCCGAGCTTCACGACCTCGCCAGCGGCGGCCCGCTTGAAGAACGCCTTCGGATACTTCGGGTTCGTCTGCACCTTCAGCCTGGAGCGGTAGCGGGCGGCGTAGCGGTCACCTGCCGCGCCGAAGAGGTTCTTCGGTGGCTTGCCGAGTTTTCGCGGGCGGGCGATGGTGAACTGTCCGCGCTTCTTAAAACTCGACGCCACCGGCCCCTTCGTCTTACGTTCCTTCGTGCCGAACTCGATGAAGCCCTGGTGGTAGCCCTTGTTCTCGCCGCCCCACGAGTAGCCCACCATGCCCACGGCCGTGCCGTTTCGGGGGTAGGTCTTCACCTTGGTCTTGATGCTTTTCCGCAGGTTGCCGGTCGGCCCCTTCGGAGTGGCCTGCCGCAGGGCCGTGAGCCCCGGCTGAACGGCCTTCCGCAGCGCCGCTCCGAAGTGCTTGGCGGCCAGATTGGTCGGCAACTTTTTGAGCTCGCCCCGCAGTTCTTCCATGTCGGGGAAGTACATATCGACGCGGAGCGTGGAGTCAGGCTTCGGCTTCGCCATCTACTGCTGCTCCTGGCAAATGGCCTCGTGCTCGCTGCGGTTGCCGTGTTCGAGCAGGCTCACGATCTCCAGCGTGCGGCCCCGCCATGCGAACCGCATCTGTTGCGTGAGGCCCGGCAGGTAACGCAGCCGCAGACGGTGCGTTACGCTCGTTTCCTGCTGCCCGGCCAGCAACGCTTCACGGGCACTCACGCCCTCCACGCTCGCCCAGACGGCCGAGGAATTGCTCCACGCCAGCACCGTCTCGCCAAGGGCATTGGTGCTGCCGCTGGCGATCTGGACGGTAATGCGTTCGCGGAGCTTGCCGGGGTCGATCATCGGTAAGAGCCCCATCGCTGCGAGTCGAGGAGCGACTTCACGCCAAACGGGATTTCGTCGCCGCTCATGGAGTCGGCCGCCATGCGGCGCTCGAACCACATGCCCACGAGCATCAAGATGGCGTGGCGGATCGCGGCGGGCACGTCGGTCCCGCTGTTCCCGTAGCCAGCCCACCACGTCACGGCATGCGCCCCGGCGTCGATCCGGTGCGGCGGCCAGGTGCCAGCGTAGATCGGCAGCACCGTGCCCGGCGTCGATTGGCGATCCACGCGGAACTGCTCAACGGCGTAGGTGCCGGTCGTGCCGCCGTCTGCCGTGAACGTGAGCGACACGGCCGTGGCCGTGCCAGCGACGGCCATCGGCGGGCGGGGTAGCTCCATCGCCTCGATGCCCGAGGTGGGGAATCGGTCGAACCTCATCACCCACTGCGTGTAGACCAGCGTGCGGTCTAAGTACTGCTCGCACCACTCGCGGGCTGCCGTAATGAGGCTGGCCACATAAGCGTCGTCGGCGGTACTGTCGATGCGGCAGTGGGCCTTCGCCTCGGAGAGCGTCACGGGCTCCACGGCGGGGGGCGTTTGGCGGCTGAGGCTGCGGTACATCACTTTCGCTTTCTCCGCTTGGGCGTGGCGTCGGCCGTCTCCAAGTCGTGCTCGACGGCGGCCGTCTCGATCAACTCCTGCTGCCGGTCCTCCACCGCGAACCGCTTGGCAATCAACTCTTGAGCGAGCCCGCCGGGGATCTCCACCACCTGCCCGGCGCGGTAGCTTCGGAACGAACGCAGCATCCTTAGTTTCTTCATTGGGGCACGCTCCATGCAGTTTCGGGCTTCTGCATCGTGTTGCAGTATTCGGTGGCGTGCTGATAGACGGGCTTGCCGAGGTCTTTGCCGGGCCATGTGAAGACATACTCGCCGTGGCCGATGCACACCCGTGGTGTGACGAATAAGCGGTTTCCGCTTTCTCGCCAGTTGACCCAAAATGCGATGTCGGCATCTCGCCGGGGTCGCCAGTTCGGATCGCCCGGCGTCTTGGGCTGCTCCTCCCAGGTGCCGTCGCTGTTGGGCAGTTCCTGCATCCACGGCAGTTTGCACCGCTTCAGGGCGGCCGTGCTCAGGATGGTGCAGCCGAAGTGCGCCGTGTCCACTTCCTGCACCGGCTCGGCAAACCATTCCTTCGGCAGCGTTGTCTTGCCGCCCTCGGGCGGGTTTTCGAGCGTGCCCTTCAAGGTCAACATCGGCCTGCCGTCTTCCCGCTTTGTTTGCAGCGGGGCGAGCGCGTCGCACTGGAACGTCATGGCAAGGGCGAATAGCTGTTCAAGATCATCGCGGCTGAACGCGCTGTCGTAATCGATAACGAGAAGGTACTCGCATTTGTCTACGAACTTCTCGCAGACCCTCGACAGGCATTGGGACCAAAAAGCGCCCTGCATCATTGTGGGCCGAATGCCGAGCGGCATGAGCGCCTGCGCCCATGTGTAGAAGTTCGACATAAACCCTAGCCGGGGGACGCTCATCACGGCCTCCACCCGAACGTCTGCCTCAGTACCACCCACGCGGACGATCATGTGC